GAAGTGCTCGACCTGCAACGACCCAAGGCCGTCTTCGGTCAGGATGAAAATGGGGTTCGGAGCGGCAGCGGCGAAAGTGCTCTTGCCGATACCCTCGACGCCGTACACCGTCACGCGCGGCGCGGCGATGGCGGTGTTCTTCTTGATGGACTTGAGATCAAAAGCCATATCAGGCCTCCTCGATGACGATGTAAGTTTTGGCTGGCTTGACGGTGATCGCCGGGGCGAGCTCGCGCCAGAGATCGGGTCGCTCCGAGCGGATGGCTCGCAGCATCGATTCGTCCGCCTCAATCTTTGTGCGATAAACTTTAGTCGGCCAAAGTGCCGTTATTTTTAACAACAAATCTGCGTCGACTTTGTACGCCAACTTACCAACCGTCTTGAGCTTCATGCCGTTTTGAAGTACAGCGCTCGAGCTGCCCTCTTCCTTGGCGGGGAAGAGCGTGAGGATCTGCTGCTCGATCTCGACACGCCGCGCGTTCGCGGCAGACTCGTCTCGCTTCGCTTGCAGCCAGTGCTGCGCGAGTTCTTCTGCGGTCATCGTTATAGCCTCGTGGTGGGGGCGGGGGAGGAAGTTAGCATCGTGATGCGAAAAGCGCAACACCTAGAGCAAAAGGCCCGGTTATACCGGGCGAATCCACATCACCGGGGCTGCGGCAGTGGCGGCGACGTTCTCGATCGCGGGGCCGGCAGGGAAGGGCAGGACCGTCACGCGGTCGGCATCGTAGCCGCGCTTGACATACCCGACGTGCCGCGCTCCGCCCGAGACCTCGACGACTGCCAAGCGATCGACCATCGCCTGGACGCGCGCGTCGAACTGCCCGGTGAAGATCAGCCAGCCATCCTGCTGCAGCTCAGGCGCACGCACCTGGACAACGAGCGCGCCGGCGGGGACATCGCGCGGCGCCGTCACGCGGCGCGCATTCTTTGCCGTGACTTCGCGCACCGCGCCCTTCGCATCGACGTGCGCACGCACGGGCAGCGAGCGCGCATCCTCCTCGATGGGGATGCCGGCGCGAGCGAGCACCTCGGTCACAGGGAGCGTGAGCAGGCCGCTGATGCGGTTGGCCTCGTCCGCCGTCATCCCGCGCTTGCCGCGCAGCATGAGCGAAACGGCTGATGGGTCGAGCTCCATGAACTTTGCCAGCCGACGCAGCGACATGTCGCGCTCGGCTAACCGTTCTCGGAACCATCGTGTGTCGATTTTGGATTTGGTTTGCATGGTTTCCTCGTTGCTGATTTGGCGTGATGTTGACAATTCCTCATCATTCTTGCACCTTCGCACCTTCCCTGCAACCCCAACAACGAGAACGGCGATATGTCGCAACTGAGTCCTGCCCGTGAAATCGTCGAGAAACTGGGCGGAGTGCGCGCCACCGCACGCATCTTGTCCATGAGCCCGAGCGCCGTTTCCCGTTGGATGATGACCCGCGCCAAACGCGGCACGAACGGACACATCCCGCGCCGGCACTGGCCGGCCATCCTCAAGCACTCGCGCACCGAGCGCCTTGCGATCCGTCTCAGCGACCTCGCTGACATCTAAGCCAGCGGGCAGGGGGCCGGCATGGTCAAGAACTCGGAGTTCCTCTCCGCGGCCTACGGGCCGCTTGGAGATACCACATTCGGATGGACCTGCGCGTTCACCGCAAATCCGCACAACGCACCGCCCGATATCTGGTCGGGCTCGTTCTGGCGCGCGACCGATCGCCAGGTCGAGATGCTCGATCGGCGCGGCGAACAGAACACCTACTTCAGCGTCTCGCGCCTCACCGCGCCCAAGCGCAGCAAGAGCGCGTTCCACTCGCTCGCCGTGCTCGTGGCAGATGACGCCGACCCGCAAGAGATCAACGGGCGGCCGTCCTATGTCATCGAGACCTCGCCCGGCAATCACCAGATCGGCGTGTTCTTGGACCCGGCCGATCCCGCCACGCGCGACCTCGAGCTCATCGATCGGCTGATGTCGGCGATGGCCGACGCTCGGCTCATCAAGGCCGACGCCTCGGGCAACAACGCCGTGCGCTACTGCCGCCTGCCCGTCGGGCGCAACACCAAGGGCGGCGCGGCGCATGAAGTGCGCACTACCGTCTGGAACCCCGACCAGCGCCTCACCCTCGATGATGCCGCGTCGGTGTTCGGCATCGACCTCTCGGCGCTCGAGCCGCGCCAGCTCGCCCAGGTAACCCCCGCCGGCCCCTCCGAGCCCGACTGGGCGGGGCTCGTGCAGCAGGTGGTCTCGGGCGAGGCCTACCACGGCCCGCTGCTCTCGCTCTCGGCCAAGCTCGCCGCCTCCGGCGCGGGCGGCGGGGCGATCGTCAACCTCCTGCGCGGCCTCATGGACGCCGCCCCAGACCGCTCGGACAGGTGGCAGTCCCGCTACCACGAGATTCCGCGAATGGTCTCCGGCGCGGACCGCTACCGCCCGGCAGCCACCGCCCCGGTCACCATCACGCTGGGCGGCTCGCAGGCGGCCCCTGAGCGGCCCTCCGACCTCGCCCCACTCGACTGGTCAGCCCTCGCGGGGACCGCCCCAGAGCCACCAGAGTGGCTCGTGCAGGGGTGGATGCCCCGGCGCACGACCACGCTCTTGGCCGCCAACGGCGGTGTCGGCAAGTCGAACCTCTCCCTGCAGCTCGCTGCCTGCCTCGGCCTCGGCCGGCCGTTCATGTCCATCGACTCGGTCGCCCCCTGCCGGGTGCTGGTCCTGTCGGCCGAGGACGAGGCGCGCACCGTCCACTTTCGCCTGGCGAACATCGCGGGCGATCTCGGCGTCGAACTCGCCGACCTCGAGGGGCGGGTGTACGCATACGATCTCACCCAGCAGGACTGCGTGCTCTGGCGCGACGGTGCGCCGACGGCGCGCATGCAGTGGCTCGCCGATACCGTCGCCCGGCACGAGGCCGCTGTCGTCATCATCGATAACGCTTCGGATGTGTTCTCGGCCAACGAGAACGACCGCGCCGAGGTGCGTGGCTTCATGCGCTCGCTCAACGCAATCGCCCACGCGAGCGGGGCAGGGGTGCTGCTTCTCGCGCATGTGGATAAGGCCTCGGTGCGCATGGGCGCAGGGTCGGATACCAACTCGACCTTCTCAGGCTCGACCGCTTGGAACAACTCGGCGCGCTCGCGCTGGGCGATGACGCGCGATGAAGACGCCGTGACGCTGCGCCACGAGAAGTGCAACTTCGGCGCCCTGCAGCCGCCGATCCGGCTCGAGTTCGACTCGAACGCGCGCGTCTTCAAGCGCTTCGGCGAGGTGACTGCCTCCGCAGCGGCGCGCAATGTGTTGCGAACTTCTAATCGCGGTGCGATTCTCAAACTGCTCGCGGCAGCGATCCAATCCGGCCAGCGGATCTCGATGAGTAAGACCGCAAACAACAGCGCCTGGAATGTGCTGTCGGGCTCCAAGAACTTCCCGAAGGTCGAGCGGCGCGACTTCTACTCGACGCTCTTCGACATGCAGCGCGAGGGGCTCATCACCGTCACGACCTACGAGAACAACCGCCGGCGCTTTGAAGCCCTTGCCATGACGGCGGCGGGGCTCGAGGAAGCAGCCCCCGCCTGGGAGCGTTAAGAGATCAGGGCAAGGATGCCCCAGCCAAGGCCGAGCAGCGCAGCGCAGACGATCGCTGCGTCGCGCAGCAAGCGGAAGAACGGGCCGAAGTCAGGCGGGCGTTCCATCACCATCCTCCACGGCATCCTCGAGGCGCCCGAGGATCTCGTCAAACTCCTGATCGGAGAGCTGCGCCTTGCCGGCGAGCGCACACCAAACAGGGTCCATGCGGCGCAGTGCGTCGCGGACTTCGGTCAATAGTTCGAGGTGGGTCATTTGCTCCCCCTCGCACGGATGGCGGCTTCGCACTCCATGTGCCCTCGGTAATACGCTTCCTCCTGCGCGGCATCGGCCAAGGCTTTGCATGCCTGCCTACACGCCTCCCGCTCGGCTGCGGCGACTTGTTCCGCATACCGATAACGCGCAAGACCATCACCCGCTTTGATTGACTCATTCACGGATTTATCCCACAGCGTGTCTAGTTCCTCGGCGCGGGGCAGGGTGATGTTGCTCACGGCTTCACCTCCTTCGGCCCCGCACATTCGCCCGACCACATACGGGCGCAGCGGCCATCCACCATGCAGTCGGGGTAGCCGCACCCGGCACGCTGCCCGCGCAGCAGCTCGAGCTCGGCCTCGAGGCGGTCGATGCGCTTCGAGTACGCCGCGCACCGCTCGAGGGCCGACTTGATCTCGGCCTTGTACTCAGCCTCGGTGTGCGGGCGCGCCAGCCACGCCAGATCCCATTCGTCGAGTTCGATGGTCATGCCTGGTACCTCCTCACCAACGCCTCGACGGCAGCGGCATTCCGCGCCGTCACCCACTCCCGATTCAGCTGCAGCGCCCGCGTCTTCCTGCCGAGCTCGAGCGCGATGCGTGACTTCGTGAAACCCTCATCGAGCAGCCACTCGATCCGCTCCCAAGTGCGCTTGGCCGGGACCAGTGAGGCATCGCCGCGATAGGCAGGCGTCACCGCCAAGATCCGGCGCTCGGTTCGCGCGCGGATGCGCAGCTTTCGCTTGGTGCGGATGTCGGCGATGACCGACTCTGCAACGTCCGAGGCCGCGGCCACCATCCGGCGACCGACGCCCCTGCGGGAGAGCGCGAGGATGTGACGCCGCGCCGAGGCAGCGTCCACGATGCCGTTCCAGTCGCCCGCCGCCCTGGCTGCCGCGCGCTCGCGCTCGTAGTCGCTGTTCGACCGTCTGCAGTGGAAGCACCGGCACCCGGCGAGGTACCGCAGCCGATGCCCGTGCGGGCGGTCGGCGGCGAGCTCTGCGACCGGGCGCAGGCCGCGAGAGGCGATGCTCACATCCGATCCCTCCACCACAGCCCGACGAGCAGGAACAGCACCGCGAGTGCCGCCACCAGGCCGGACCAGAGCACCGCAGAGAGCAGCAGCTGCGAGAGCGGCCCGAGGTTAGCCAAGTTCACGCCGCACCTCCTCGAGCGCCGACTTGATGCTCTCGTCGGCGAACTCCAGCCCACGCAGCACGTTCACGAACGCGCGCAGGCACTCGGTCGCATCCGAGAACTCGTCGAGCTTGGCCTCGATGCTCGAGAACTCGGCGCGCGCGTGAATCACAATCATGTCGGCCATGACTTCGCCCCCTGGCTGGCCTTCCAGCGCGGGCGGAGTACGAGCGCTTCGTCCTCCTGGTCGAGATAGATGCCGCTGAACCTGAGCGCGGCCATCAGCTCCGAGACGGTGATGTAGTCGAGCTCGACGACGATGCGCACGCCCTCGGGGATCGCACGCAGCGAGCGCGAGAGGTCGCGCACCTTGAATGCCTCGGCGCTCATCGGGTGCTGCCCCATCGCGACACCGAGGGCGGGTCCGCGCGGTAGATGCGCGCGCGGCCACCGGGCGATGGCAGCAGGTCGCGGGTGCGCCGGCGCAGCCACCACTCGTAGACGGCGAGGGCGCAAGCGCCCAGGCCAAAGAGCGCGAACCATGCGCAGAGCAGCACGGTCCAGTTGAATGCTTCGGCGCTCATGGCTCCATCCCCTTGTAGGTTTTCAGTTCAGCCACCTCGCCCTCGAGCACCGCAATGCGGCGCTCGTAGAGCTCGATGACCTTGTGTTGGTTGTCGATCAGGCGCGCCTGCACGGTCGCGAGAAGGTCGGCACGCTCGACCGCCTCCCGAAGTACAGCGGTGCGAGTGTGCACATCACCACTTGCTGCGAAAGTCACAACGGCACCGCCAAAGCTTCCATGCGCTCAAGCGCACGGGCGAGCCCCGCGTCGATATCGCGCTCGGTGAGCTCACTGAGCCGGCGCTGGTAGTACCCAGCCTCGAGGAACGCCAGCAGCACGAACGCGGCCGTGACCACGTCACAACCCACCCGGTTGCCGAGCACGTTCAAGTCGAGCCCGTAGCTCACGATCGGCGCTGCCTGGCGCGAGCGCGGGGGCTCGGGGCGATACAAAGCAAGGACACCGAAACTCATGCGGCCACCTCGTTGTGGAAGCGGCCAGTACCGCCGCAGCCGTAGCAGGTGAACAGGCAACCCGTGCCTTCTTCGACGCCGTGGTCGCCCATGCCGTCGCAACTGGGGCAGATGTTCTGCGCTGCGTAATAGGCTTCGCGAGCCTCGTAGGCACACTCCGCAGCGTACTCAAGCCATTCGCTGATGTTCATTTCGTTCTCCTCCCTGACCCGCCACCACGGCGGGCATGGGAGGGATTCTGTGTGATGTGTCGCACACTACGCAATGAGAATATCGCAACGCGTCCACTGTGCGGACGGTGAGGTAAGGCGCACACTTTTGGGGCCTTGCTCTCGCATGCTCTCGCTATGCTCTCGCCTGTGCGCGTGCAGGCGGGTGCAGAAGGCGGCGCCCCCCCCGTATAACGGGGGGCGCTGCTCTGCGTTCTGCTCTTGCTCTCGCTCCCTAGGGGTACGGGGAGCGAGAGCACACGAAAACCCGCAGAATTGCGCAGTAGGGCAGAATGGGCAGGAACACACTCCAGGAGGACCCGGAAATGGAACTTTTTGCACTCGCTCTGGCATGGCTTTTGGGGGGAGCGATCGCACTCGCTGCGCTCGCGTTTGTGATCGGCTTTCTCGCGTACTGGTTGTGGGCGGTCGCGCATGCCGGATGGCTCATCGCCGAGCTCGTCTGGCAACGTCGAGGATGACGGCCTTGCGGTAACCGCCACGCGGTGACAGAATCGCACCGTGATGGAGTTGCAGCAAAGTACATCACCAGAGCAGCCGCCAACGCGCCGCCGCGCCACACGGGCGTCGTTCAAGCCCGGCCAGAGCGGCAACCCGGCTGGCCGGCCGAAGGGCGTGCCGAACCGCGTGCACCAGACGATCAGGGAGGCCATCGAGCTCGCCTGCAAGCCGGGGGCATGTCACCCCGAGGGGCTGGCCGGGTGGCTCGTAGACCGCGCCACAGGGGGCGTCGAAGACCGCAAGATCTTCGCCGGCCTTGTCGCCAAGGTAGTGCCGGCGCAGATCCACGCGACGGTTGACCAGGTGACGGTGCAGCTGCCGTGGCTGGCCGGTCGGAGCGTAGTCAGTACACAGCAGCGTACACAAGCCAAGGTGCTCGACGCGCAAGTCATTGAACTTGAAGGGGAATTGACACGAGACCTTCGGGTTGATGACCCGATGCGCGTGCTCGAGGTGCCCGAGGCTTCGCCATCCGTCGCGCACGGGCCACACGTTGCGGCCGTGCAACTCCCTGCCGACCCCCCACCCCCCCCTCGAACGGCAGGCGGGGGGTAGGTCGGAGTAAGGGTTCCCTTCCCCCCTCTCGCCAATACCGATTTCGAGGTGTTGAGATAAATGCAACCGCCTGACGAGGACATCGCCGCTGCCGGGCCGATCACGATCAACACCTACCGCCCGCGCGAGGTGTTCCTCGAGCTGCACAACCGCGCGACGCGCTGGGCGTGCGTGGTGGCGCACCGGCGTGCGGGCAAGACGGTGGCGATGTGTGCGGACCTGGTCATCAGCGCGCTCGAGTGCCCGCACCCGAAACCGCAGGTGGCTTACCTCGCGCCGTTCCGCGAGCAGGCGAAGAAGGTCGCCTGGCAGTACCTCAAGGATCTGACGAAGCCGCTCTGGGCGAAGCCGCCGAACGAGAGCGAGCTCAAGATCACGATGCGCACGAGTCGGCCGGGCGACTACGCGACGATCTACTGCGGCGGCAGTGACAATCCCGACTCGCTCCGCGGCCTCTATCTCGACGCGGTGGTGATGGACGAGGTCGGGCAGATGCGCCCGAGCACCTGGTACTCGGTCGTGCGCCCGGCGCTCTCGGACCGGCAGGGCAGTGCCATCTGGGCGGGCACGCCTGCCGGCAAGAACTTCTTCTGGCAGCTGCGCGAAGAGGCGCGGCTGAACCCCGGCACGCACCTGCTGCTGGAACTCCCTGCGAGCAAGACGGGCATCTTGCCGGAGGGCGAGCTTGCTGCTGCGCGCGCGCAGATGACCGAGGAGACCTTCGCGATCGAGTACGAGGTCAGCTTCGACGCTTCGGTGCCTGGTGCGTATTTCGCGAAACAGCTAGGCGAGGCGTATGAGCAAGGGCGGGTAGGGGATTTCCCGATCGACCCTGCGTTCCCGGTCGAGTTGGTGGCGGATCTGGGGTACACGGACTCGTGCTCGTGGTGGGGTTGGCAGACGGGGCCGGACGGGCACCGGGTGGTCGAGTTCTACGAGGCGGACGGTCAGGCCATCGGCCATTACATCGACTGGGTGAAGAGCCGGCCGTACAAGGTCGGCACGGTGTGGCTGCCGCACGATGCGCGGGCGAAGAGCCTGCAGACGGGCAAGTCCATCATCGAGCAGTTCCTGCACGCGGGCATCACGCCGCGGATCGTGCCCGAGCTCAGCCTGCAGGACGGCATCGAGGCGGCGCGTTTGACCATCCCGAAGTGCTACTTCGACGAGAAGGCGACCTATGCCGGCGTCGAGCACCTGCGGGCGTACATGCGCGAGTGGGACGAGCGGACGCAGACCTTCCGCAACCGCCCGAAGCACGACCAGCACAGCCACGCCTCGGACGCTTTTCGCTACCTCGCGCTTGCCGCGAGACCCGTTTCTGGTAATTTGTCAAGTGGTGGTGCTAAAATCGCACCGCGTAGTGGCGAGCACTACGGGTTCACGTTGGATGACATCTGGGACTGCAGGCCGCGCCACAGCGGACGGGTGGGTTGATGGAAAGCTCCGAGCGCATCGAGACCTCCAAGGACTTCGCCGACACGCCGGGCGGCATGGCGCGGCGTTGGAGCACTGAAATCGAGGCGGCGGTCAAGGAGCTGACCAAGTTCCACGAGGACGGCGACAAGATCGTCGAGCGGTACCTCGACAAGCGCGACGACTGGGGGCGCGAAGAGTCGCGCGTGAACCTCTTCTGGTCCACGGTGAAGGTTCTGCTCTCGATGCTCTACGCCCGGCCGCCGAAGGCCTCGGTGTCGCGCGCGTTCCAGGACTCGGATGACGACCAGGCGCGCGTGGCGGGGCAGATCCTGCAGCGCCTGCTGAACAAGTCCTTCGACGACAACATCTCGGCGTGGGACGCCGCGGTGCGGCAGGGCATCGAGGACTGGCTGGTGGTCGGCGCGGGTCAGGTGTGGCTGCGCTACGAGGTCGAGACCGCGCTCGAGGAGGTCCCGGCGCAGTTCGACCCGCTCTCGGGCGTCGAGATCGCCCCGGCGCAGACGGTCGAGCGCATCGTCGCCGAGGACGCGCCCTGCGACTACGTCTTCTGGAAGGATTTCCTCTACTCCCCGGCGCGCACATGGGGCGAGGTGCGCTGGGTGGCGCGGCGCGTGTACATGACGCGCGAGCAGCTCGAGGCGCGATTCGGCCCCGAGATCGCCAAGGTCGTGCCGATGGTGCGCCGGCAGTCGAAGCAGGGCGAGCCGCAGGTCAAGAACGACCCGTGGGCGCGTGCCGAGGTCTTCGAGATCTGGTGCAAGGAGAACCGCAAGGTCTACTGGTTCGCCAAGGGGATGGACACTATCCTCGACTACAAGGACGACCCGCTCGGGCTCGAGAACTTCTTCCCCTGCCCGAAGCCCTTGGCGGCGAACGTCACCTCGAGCAACTTCATCCCGCGCGCGGACTACATCTTCGCGCAGGACCAGTTCAAGGAACTCGACGAGATCAACACGCGCATCACCTGGCTCACGCGCGCGGCGAAGGTTGTCGGCGTCTACGACAAGAGCGCGGGCGATTCGGTCGGCCGCGTGCTCCTGCAGGCCGGCGAGAACCAGCTCATCCCGGTGGACAACTGGGCGATGTTCGCCGAGGGCGGTGGCATCAAGGGCAAGATGGAGTTCGTGCCGATCGAGGCGGTGGTCAACTGCATCGACCGGCTGCGGCAGTATCGCGCCGACAAGACGCAGCAGATCTACGAGGTGCTCGGCATCTCGGACATCATGCGCGGCGCATCGCGCGCTTCGGAGACCGCGGCTGCGCAGCAGATCAAGGCGCAGTTCGGCTCGACGCGCATGCAGCTATCGCAGTTCTACATCGCCGAGTGGATCACGCACGCGCTGCGCATCAAGGCGGAGATCATCGCCAAGCACTGGCAGCCCGAGACCATCGTGCGCGCCTCGAACATCGAGCGCACGCCGGATGCGGCGGTCGCGATGGCGGCGATCGACCTCATCAAGAACACCGAGTTGGCCGAGTATCGCATCAGCGTCGAGGCCGACAGCATGGCGGCGATGGACTGGGCCGCCGAGCGAGACGCAGCAGTCCAGTTCATGCAGGGCTTGGGCGCGTTCATCTCACAGGTCGCGCCGGTGGCGCAATCGACGCCCGGCGCCGGCCCGTTCCTGCTGCGTCTCATGCAATGGGCGGTCGCGAAGTTCCGCGTCTCGAGCGAGATCGAGGGCGTTCTCGACCAGGCGGTCGCGGCGATGCAGCAGCAGCTGCTGAATCCGCCTCCGCCGCCGCCGAACCCCGAGATTGAGAAGCTCAAGCTCGAGGCCGAGAAGATCAAGTCGAACGAGCGCATCGCCTCGCTCGAGGTGGCCTCAGACGAGAAGGTGGCCGCGCTCAAGGCGACGGTCGAGCTGCAGAAGGTCGAGATGCAGCAGCGGTTCGACTCGGTCGAGGAGAACTACAAGCAGATCTCGAACCTGCTCATGGCGCTGCCTGGCACCTCGCAGGTGATGGAGCTCGAGCAGATCAAGAACTTCGTCGCGCAGAGCAAGGCCGACACCGACTCGCAGATGGCGGCGGTGATGGCCGCGGTCAGCCGCAAGAAGAAGCGCATCCCAATCCGCGACCAGATGGGCGAGATCGTCGAGGTGCGCGAAGTGGACGACGACGAGCAGGGCGGCGTCCAGCCGATGCAGATTGGCCCGCCTGGGCCGCAGGCAATCAACTGAGGTAGAGCATGGCGACGTACAACAAGTTCAACGCATGGGCCGATACGATGCCGGAAGGGGCAAACCTTGCCACCGACCAATTCACGCTAGCATTGACCAACACCCTGCCGGTTGCGACCAACAGCGTGTTGGCCGACATCACGCAGATTTCTTATACCAACCTGTCCTCGCGCAATGTCTCGACGACCAGCTCCTCGCAGACGGGCGGCACTTACACGCTCGTCCTTGCGGATCTGGTGATGACGGCATCTGGCGCTGTCGGCCCGTTCCGCTATGTCGTGCTGTACGACGACACCGTGGCGGGCGATCCGCTTGTCGGATGGTGGGACTACGGCTCGTCAATCACAATGGCGAACGCCGAAACCTTCACCGTGGACTTTACCGGCGCTGCCATCACCCTGAGTTAAAAACCATGACCGACAACGTAATCCTGCCGGGTACTGGCGAATCGGTTGCAACTGACGATGTAAGTGGCAACCAATACCAACGCATGAAAATGTCGGACGGGCTTGACGGCTCGACCACGCATATGCGCGTTCGGACGAGCCACCCGTTGTTCGGTGACGGTGGCGCGGTTGTGCGTCAGTCTCCCGCCGATATCTGGTCTGTCGATTTTGCGGATACCGGGTCAAGCCTGCTGGCTTCGGAGTTCACGCAGCGGCGACTCGGTACCGGCATGGGTGTCACGCAGGGGTCAAGCAACCTGCTCGTCACGACTGGCACGACGGCGAACAGCGAGTTCCTTGCGCGTTCTACGACTTCGTTCCGTGGGTCGCTGACGGCGCGGCACAAGACGATTCTCTCGCAGCGTATTGCTAACCAAAACTTCGTGGCGATGCTGGCCGACAGCATTGGCGAGGGCTTGTCCTGCACGATCAACAGCGCGACCTCCATCACCGTTACCAAGACGGCGCATGGGTTTACCTCTGCCAACGTCGGTCAGTTCATGTTCGTCGGCGCAATCAGCGGCGCTAACGGTGTTCCGGGGCGATACGCAATTGCGTCAATCCCGAGCGTTGACACCATCAACTTCACGGTGGCGGGTTGGCCTGCTTCCGGGTCCTGCACGGTGGACTTGTTCGGCTGGAACTACATCCGTACCGTTTACTCCGGCACGACAGCGACCAACGCCTCGGTGGACTCGCAGCGGCGCGGGTGGAACTCGGGCGATACGGCGGCAACCATCAACACGACCGCCTTGCCCGGCCATGTCATGCAGACCTACGCAGACGGGCGAAACATAAATTTTGCTGATACGGTAGTGGCCTCCGGCACGGTACCAAACGTCGTTGTGCGTGCTAGCAGAATTGAGAACATTCCCGACGACGACACAGAGTTGTATTTTTATTTGTGGTCGTTCAACGGCTCGACGGCTCCGGCCAGTACGACCACTTGGACGGTCGGCTTTGTGGCGGTTGAGGACAACTGCAACGTCCCGACTTATATCGCGGGCGTAAGACCGTTGGGTAGTGCTGCTCCGCTGCCTGTCGTGCAGGCTTCCGCTGGCCCGACGCAGCCGGTTTCCGGCACGGTTACGGCAACTGTTGCCAACGCCACAATTGCGGCAGGCACGGCGGTTATCGGTGATGTGGGCCAGCAATACCGCACCAACGCGACGGGCGCGGCTTCCCGCACACACATCGTATCTGCGGCATCGACCAACGCCACGCAGGTGAAATCTGCGGGCGCGGGCCGCGTCCTCGGTTGGTATTTTGTGAACAACAACGCGGCTTGGCGCTACGTCAAGCTACACAACCAGACCGCGCTGCCGACGGCTGGCACGGGCGTGGTGCAGACCATCGGGGTGCCGCCGAACGGCGTTGCGCGGCACTCCCTCGAGGGCGGCATCGCCTTCACGACCGGCATCGCGCTAACGATTGTGACGGGCGTTGCGGATGCGGACGCGACGGCAGTCGGCGCGAACGAGGTGGCGGGCGACATCTTCTGGGCGTAACGCATGAAGATCCGGCTGACACAAGACGTTGTGGTGAACGGAGTGC